GAAACCGTGCGCGCCCGCCTTGGTCAGCGCCACTTCGTATTCCTGCATGAGCCGATCTTTCGAGTTGAACCCCACTTCGCCGATCATCGCCGGCGCACCTTCGGCCGCAAGACGTGCAGCCAGCGCATTGACGAAGTGCGGCGGGAACCGTTCGGTGTCCTCGATGCGCTGCACGTACACCAGGAACGCTTCCCGCACGTCGGTGTTGATCGTCGTCCCCTGTTCGCCGGCCGACGTCTCCCAGTCGTATGCGCCAGCGCCCCAGTGCGCAGCGCGGAATTCGGCGCTGGCGAAGCAGTGCAGGCCGCCAGCCAGGCGCGCGGCGCGCAGCCCGTTGGCATCGGTGACCGCTATCGCCGTGATGCAGTCCGGCGGGTAGTTGTAGCGATAGGCCCATCCCGGCTGGGCAGGTTCCGCCGGCATCGACAGCGGCATGGCGCGCGTCGCCCACGGCCACGTCCGTTCGGCCAGCACCAGGTCGCACGTCGGCACCCACAGCGGCGCGAAGACGTCGCGCGCCTTGGATCGATCGTTCAGATCCGGCAGCTTGTTCGACTGCCCCAGCTTGCCCAGGGCGATGTTGATGATTTCGATCTGACTGGCCATCGCATGCACTCCATGGAGGAAGGGCCGGCAACCGCCAGCCCTTCCCGTTCGATCACTTCGACTTCGCGCCACCGCCGCCATCGGCCGGCTTCTGCACTTCCGGCGCCGGTGCCGGAGGCGGCGCAGCACCGGCGGCCGTCTTCTCGGCCGCCTCGCGCGCGGCCTCGGCCGCCGCCAGTTCGATGCGCAACCGCTCGGCTTCGGCTTCCGCCGCAACCTTGGCCGCTTCCGCCGCCGCCGCTGCATCCTGCGCGGCGCGCAGCTCTTCGACGGTCGGACCTTCGGCCGGCTTCGCCCCGGCCTTGCCGCGCTTCTCGCGCGCGGCCTCGCGCATCTGCACGGCCGCCTTGTCGGCCAGCTGCTTCGCGAATGCCGGATCGGCCAGCGCCTGCTGATATTGCTCTTCGGACAGCCGCAGCATCGTCGGGCCGGGCGTGATGCTCGCGCGCTGGCGCACCAGCGCACCGCCGCCGACCAGGCCGTGACCGCTCACATAGTGCCGCGGCGCGCCGGTCGCGATCACATAGGCCACGCCTTCGTCCGGGTTCCGCGCGTTTCGCGGGTTGAACGCTTTCGCGTTCGGATCGTTCGGGTTCATCGGGTATTCCCTCGAATTGGTTGGAATAGCCGGCCCCGTCTCCAGGGCCGGCCCGTGTTACCGCGTTGGCCGGTCAGCTGCTGCCGCCCGATTCCGCCGGCGCGATCCACGCGCGCGGGTTGTTGGCGGCCATGGCCTGCCACTGCGCCGGCGTGGCGGTCAGGAAACCGCGCAGGGTGCCCGCAGTCGGGACACCGGTCGTGCCGGTGTGCGTGGTTTTCAGGCCGATGTACCGTTCGTAATCGCCCGGCGGGATGGGCAAAACGGCCAGCACGGTGTTCGCCGTGAGAGAGGCCACCGGGATCGCACCGGTGGCCAGGTGCGTGGTCGGCGAGGTGGTCAGGTTGGCCGTGCTGTCGGACTGCAGCGAAACGGTCAACCCGGTGAACGCGCCGCTGTTGCCGTTGAACGCGGTCCCGACCAGCAGGACCAGATACAGCGGCGTGCCGGCATAGCCCGGGCCGAACGCGGCGAGGGTGGGCGCGTCGGCGCCGCGGTCGATCACGTCCGAAATCTGACCGGACGCGGTGATGGCCGCATTGTCGAACAGCACCAGATGGTCATCGAGGATCATGGGGTTTTTCTCCAGGGTTGGGGAGTGGGAAGCGCCGCTGTTACGCGGTCACTTCCGACTCGTTTTCGCTGATGGCGTCGACGCGGCGCACCGGGTAGCCGTCGAAGGCCACGACCGATTCGCCGGCCACTTCCTTCATCGACAGCCACACGTTGTTCTTGTTCGTGATCTGCTGGCGCAGGAACGTGCGGATGACGCGCGGCATGTAGAACACCGGCGAAAGGCCGTTGGGGTTGTTGAGCGATTCGACCGCCACCGTCATCAGGTCGATCAGCTTGGCGCCGGTCGACGCGTCGGACGTGAGCGCGCCCGCGTTGATGTTCGCGATGCGCACGATGTTGCGGTAATCCTCGATCGCCAGGCCCGCGTCCAGCTCGAACCAGTCGCGCATCGCCGGATATTTGCCGCCCTCGCCGTCGTCCACCAGCTCTTCGCCCATGTCCTTGTGGACGATGCCGGCCTGCGAGCCCTGCGGATAGGTGCAGTACACCGAACCTTCGCCCCAGCCGACGAGATAGATGGACGTCTGGCCGCCGCCGGTGCCGCCGGCATCGATGATCTGCACCGAAGTGCGGTCGGCAGCCGCCAGGGAGTCGTACCGCGGCGCGATGCCCAGGAAGTCTTCCGGGGTCACCAGGTGATCGCCGTAGAACATCGACTGGAAGAACGACTGGCCCATCGACTCAATGTGGCCCTTGTTCTCGTTCATGCGGAAACGCGCCTTGTCTTTCTGCAGGCGCAGCAGCGCGCTGTCGACGGTGCCCAGGCCGCTGAACATGCCGAAGCCTTCGATCACCGAACCATAGCTGGATTTCGTCGGGCGGATGCCGCGATTGATCCGGCGCTTGAAGGTCTCGGGCAGGGACTGGCGCGCCGACACCTTGTGGCCGGTGGCGCTGTTGGCCTCGAAGAACGGGATATCGTTCATCGCGGGATTGGTCTTGTGGAGCAGTTCCGCGATCGGGAGCGCACGGCCGTCTTCGGTGTGCGTCGCGGAAGCATCGGCCAGCGTCGGCTGGCCATTCGGCAGGGTCGCCATGGGTGGATCCTCTTCGTGATGGGTGAAAGGGCGTGGTTACTTCATCCCGGGGTACATGCGTTCATGCAGGGGCTTTTCGGCCTGCGCCGCGCCGCCGCGCCCGGTGTCGATGGGGGAATCCCGCATCATCCGGCCGAACAGCGCGAACGCTTTCACCAGCTCCGGGTGGTTGCCCCAGCCCAGTTCGATGAAAGCCGCTTCCAGCTTCGGCGAGCCGACCGCATTCACGGCCGTGCGCGCGTAGCTCATTTCCTCATGGTAGCGGTCGCCGAGTTCGGCCACCGCCTGCCTGCCCCACTCTTCGCGCTGCGTGTCGACCGCCTGCTGGATCGCGGCTTCGACGCTACCGGCTTCCGCAGCCTTCTCGGCCACGTACCAGTCGACCAGCTTCTGCGCGCGATCCTGATCCAGACCGAGGTCGCGGAACAGAGAATGCGCCTGGTCGCGCCGCTCGCCTTCGAGCGTAAAGCCCTCGGGCAGCGTGAAATCGACGTAAGCGGGCGGCTCGGGCGCCGGCTGTTCGCCGGTGGCCGCACCTTCCGCATTCGCCCCGGGCTGCTGTCCGGACTGCTGGCCGTCGCCACCAGCCCCGCCAGCTTCGCCGGCCGTCGCCGGCGGCTTGCCACCATCGCCCTGCCCATCGGCCCCGCCCGCGTCGGTGGCGGTTGCGGTAGCCTGCTGGCCCGTTGCATCGGTGGCGGTCGCACCCGGCTGGGAACCGTTCTGGTTCTGGTCGCCGGCCGGGGTTGCGTTTTCAGTGTTCATCCTCGGATTCCTCTTCGGTTGTCGGGTTGACGGGCTTGGTCAATTCTCGCATGAGCTGGCGCAGCTGCGGTTCGCGCTCGGGGCAATGCGCCCGGATGACGTTCAACCACCACCGACCGGCATCCTGCAGCCCGATCGCGCGCGCCTGTTCCAGGCCGTTGGTCGAAAACGGGCTGTTGTCGATCCCCATGGCCATGAGGAAATGCGCGACCAGCACGCGCGTGCCGGGATTCTCCAGCGCGCGCTGCACGTCGGCGCGGAACACCGATGCGGCCATGCGCTGCGCCTTTTCGGCCGCGCGCCGCTGCGCGCGCTGCTGGTCGATGTCGGGGACGCCGGTCATGCCGCCATCCCCCCGCCGAGCATTTCGGCCAGCTGCTGGCCCAGGCTGCCGTCCTCGGGCACGGCCTTGTTCAGCGTCTCGATCGCCTTGGCGCCGTCCGCCGCCGGCTTCGCCATCTGCGCCATCTGCGCCTGCCGCTGCTGCTGCGCGCGCTGCGTCCGGATGCCGGCGACGGTCTCGCTGTCGCGCATGATCGCGGCCGGCGCACCGGTGCGTTCGTTGTATTCGTCCACGGCCGCATCGGCGTCGAACTTGTCCAGCACGTCCGGGCCGAACGCCTTGGCCATGCTCGCCACGAACGTCGCGCTGCGCTCGATGCCCACGATGCCAGCCGCGCGCATCGCCTGCGCCAGCGTCGACGTGTATTCGATTTTCAGCGGGATGGCGCGCAACGCTTCCGGCGGCGGCGGGATC